GAAGACGAACTCGGTAATGAAGAAGACGTTGACCTTGAAGGTGAAGAAGATATTGACCTTGGCGCAGATGATGAACTTGGTGACGAACCTGTTGATGAATCAGACCCAGAATCAATCAGAAGTGAAATTGAAAGATTACAGTCTATTCTTAACAACTTAGAAGGTGGTGAAGAAGATGTTGACTTAGAAGGTGAAGGTGATGTTGACGTTAACGTAGAAGGTGATGTTGACGTTGATGGTGAAGACGTTAACTTTGAAGGTGAAGAAGATATTGACCTTGGCGCAGATGATGAACTTGGTGACGATACTGACTTTGACGAAGGTGTTGGTGATGAAGAAGGTTCATTTGAAGGTGAAGAAGATTTCGATGACGAACCTATGCATGAAAGCAAAAAACAATTGATGAACAGAATTGTTGAATCAGTTGTTAGAGATATTCTTAAAGAAGATGAACTTCATGACTTCGGTAAACACCCTGGTTATAGAAAGAAACCTATGACACTTCCTCCAACTGGCGAAGATAAAAATGAACATGGTGAAGATTGGAATGACGAAAGCGTACATTCAGAAGAACCATTCGGTAAACAAATTGGTGACAGTTCTCCATTCAATGAATTGGTAAATGCTGTTACTAAAGATGTTATGTACCAATTAAAACATGGTGTTCAGTTAGACAATAAAAAAAAAGCGGAATAACTGAATCTGCTTTAGACGAAAAAAAAGTAATTAAAATACCAAAAAAACAAACACAAGCACCACCTACAGATAACACTATGGGTGATGCTTCTGTTGTTTCACAAGGTGCTGAACAAATGCCACAAGACCCAAACATGGGTGGTGACCCAGGAATGCAAGACCCAATGGCACAAGGTAGTGACCCTTCTATGATGAGTGGTGCTGACACAGGAATGGATATGGGTAGTAACACAGGAATGGAAGACCCTAATATGATGGGGGATATGGGAAATGCAGAAGGAAATCCTGATAGACAAAGAAAAGAAATCCAAAAAAACATTGGTAAAGCATGTGCTGATTTCAGAAGTTATCAGGGACAAGATAAAGAAGATTTATCTAAATGGGTAGAAGGTATGCTTGATTCAATACTTGATGATTCAGATGCTGGTATAGGTGATGAATCTGAACCAGATATGGAGATGCCTGAAGATGAACCTATGCCACAAATGGAATCTGTTATTTTTACCAAAAAACAACTTAATAAATTAAATGAAGAATTTGGTATTGAAAATTTATCTTCAAAAAAAGAAGATGAAACTAAAGTAGAAAAGAAACAAAATTCTAAAAATAAAAATACCCCATTTAGTAATCCAAAACTTAATATAAAATAATATGAAAAGAATTATTATAACACGTTCACAACTTAACGAGATTTATAGTACGCCTAATCTTAAAAAGATACAAAGAAATATTTATAAATTTGTTTCTGATTATTGTGGAAAAATGCATTCAGATGATGCATGGCAGGATGTAAAAACACTTATAGATATGATTCAATCTGTAGATGGTGTTACTGATGTTCACGTTGGTGCTGGAGAATATTTTAATTACACCAATCCAGAAAAAGGTGCTTATAGAGACTATCAAACAACCGTTGTAACAGAATTTGGTAATTTGTATGGTTACATTAGATGCCATGCAGCAGGAACAATGGATGATATTTTTAAATATTATGACATAACAATTAGTCTTTACCCTGATAAAACTAAAGATATTAGTGAAAGTAAAATTAATGAAGTTATGGATAGTCAAAAAACGCAAGTTGTTTTTGATGGAAATAATGCAAATGAAATGGGTGTCAATGCACAAGAAAAGTATAATGACGCAATTCGTAGTGGATTAAAGCCTAATGCAATACAAATGAACGGTAAAACCGTTAATAACAATGCAAGTGACAAAGACGAAACCATTATTGGTTTTGATACCAATGAACCAAACATTCGTGATGCTGTAACCAATTCAGTACAAAATGCTGTTAATAACGGTGCTGACATTAATAAACTTAATGTTCAGGGTAATAGCGAAGATATTACAAACGGTATAAGTGAATCAAAAAAATACACCAAACAACAAGTTGAACGTGCTCGTTTGTATGAAATGAGAAGAACGGGTAAAATTATGACTAAAAAAGAATTAAAAGAATCTTTTGGTAATGATGATGAAGAAGAACAAACCATATATGGAATCCACACATCAATTTATAAAATAAATGAAGATAAAATTGATGATTATGATGGGTTTGATTCAGACGGTGGTGATGATTTTGAAACCATTCATGACGCTCTTTCAACAATAAAATATATGTGCACCTATCCTAAAGGTTCTGTTGAATGGGATATTAGATATGCTAATGATTGGATTCCTTTATTCTCTGTATATGATAAAGAAACAGGTTTTGGTGTTGACAATAGAGTTTATATGTCTTCTATAGATGTTTCATACAAAGATAAAATTCGTATTGGTAGAAAATTAATAATTGTTAATGTTGGCGAAAAACAACAACTTGGAGAAAGTTTTAATAATGACGGTATTATTTCTTTAATAAGAAATTCCAATTCATTTCAAGCAATGGAAGCATATAGATTGACATATGGTGATGAAGCACTTAAAGAACTTTCAAACGGTTGGAATTTTGTGCAAGGCATGGTTAATAAATATTATGATTCAACACCAGATAAACAACAGGAATTTGTTGCAAGACTTAAAGGTGAACGTAATGACGACCCAAATGCAATTGATGTTGAACTTGATTTAAACTAATTTGAATTGTGTTTTATTTTAACAGCGTAGTGTTTTGCTACGCTGTTTTTTGTTTATATACAAACTATTTATTTATATAAACTGCACATATTAAAGAATGAAAACAATATATATTACAGAATCACAAAAAAAGAAAATTAATGGTTTGCTTTTAGAGAATGAAGGCACTAACATGAAACGTGCCCGTAAATACCTTGAATCTAAAGGATATTCACCAGAACAAAGACAAGAAACATTAGATTCTATTCGTACTGATATACCTAATAGCCGTTTACAACAATGTAAGTTCCTTCTTGGCGTAACCAGATTATATATGGAAGGTCAACTTAATGACGGAAATGCAATCGCAAATCTGAACAAAACACTTAAATACGTTGCATCTGATGCACATGTAAACGAATATGATTTTAACCTTAATGGTGAAAACCTTGATACATTGGTACAACGATTTGCTGGTGTTTCTAAATCTGATTTGGAACAATCAAGAAATGCTTCCAATGCAAGACAGTTAACAGTTAATAATGATTATACAACAGTTCCGATTGATTCACCTGAAGAAGCCTCTAAATATGGTAAATACACATCATGGTGTGTTACACATGATAAAAACATGTATAATTCATATACAAATAATGGTTCTGGTAGGTTTTATTTTTGTCTTAGAAAAGGGTTTGAAAACGAACCAAAAGTAGAAGGTGATGGATGTCCATTAGATAGTTATGGATTGAGTATGATTGCTGTTAGTGTTACGATGGAAGGTGAAGTTAATACTATTACTTGTAGATGGAATCATGACAATGGTGGTAATGATAATGTAATGAACATTGAGCAACTTGAAGACGTTATTGGAAGAAACTTCTATCAAACATTCAAGCCATATACCCGTGAAGAATTACACGCAAAGGGCGTTATATTGCTTGATGAAGTTCAAGACTTGTTGGATTCTGGGAAAAACCCCGAAGAAATTTTTGATTATTATGGTAATTTTAATGAAGGATTAGCAATGGTTCGATTAAATGGTAAATATAATTTCATTAACATTGAAGGTAGGTTATCATCTCAATGGTTTGATTGGTGTGGGGATTTTAATGAAGGATTTGCAAGGGTTAAATTAAATGACAAAACTAATTTCATTAATAGAGAAAATAAGTTATTATCTTCTCAATGGTTTGATTTGTCTGGTGATTTTAGAGAAGGATTTGCAAGAGTTAAATTAAATGACAAAACTAATTTCATTAATAGAGAAGGTAGGTTATTGTCATCTCAATGGTTTAATGGGTGTGGGGATTTTAATGAAGGATTTGCAAGGATTCGATTAAATGACAAATATAATTTCATTAACGGAGAAGGTAGGATGTTATCGCCTCAATGGTTTGATTGGTGTGGGGATTTTAATGAAGGATTTGCATGGGTTGTATTAAATGGTGACTATAATTTCATTAACAAGGATGGTAAAATTATATCATCTGAATGGTTTGATGAGTGTGAAGATTTTAGTGAAGGATTTGCATGGGTTGTATTAAATAATAAATGGTTTAAGATTGATGCAGATGGTAGATTATATAATAAAAATAGTATCCCAATATCAGAATCTAAAAGAAACGGAAAAACAATTTATATTACTGAAGTACAAAGAAAATTGTTAAAAGAGAATATACTTTTGGATAAAGTTCCAGAGGATATAACCAATGCTATTTTGCATGGAAAAACATCGTTAAAAAATAATCCTGCAATACCAAATGTTTTTGAAAATAGTTATCTTGAAATTATTATTAAAAAACGTTTTAATGAAACAATTGAAGAACTTAAAAAAATTGGAGAAATTAACGATGTTCCTGAAACAGATATTCCTACGGAATTAAATAAATTAATTTTAAAATGTCAAGAGTTAGAAAAACAATATAGAAGTGAATTAGAAAAACTTTGTTATAATTATGTTATTGATTTATTTGATGTTCCTGATGATACAATAACAGTTGATTTTAGATTAGTTGATGAAGTTGATTTAAATAAATCTTCTATTAAACTTGACCCAATTCACGATGACAGTGATGAAATAGAATACGAGGATATTAAACAGTTTTCAACTGTTAGTGATGAAGTTTACAAAAGAAGAATGTTAGATGTTCTTGCAATGGGTGCTGGTTTACAAGTATCTTCTAATATTAAGTCTTATTTATCTGACATTTATGATATTAATCCAAAGTTACCTGACTTATATAGAAAAATAATTGCATTGAATAATTATCTTCTTTTAACCAAAGAAACTCTTGGGATGAGTGAAGAAAATAAAATGCAAATTGGTACTGTTGAAATTACTTTAGGTAATGAAGATGATAAGGTAAAAATTGAAGCACAAGGTGAAATATTTCCTGTTTTATTATCTGAATGTGTACGTGGATTTATGGAATTGTTTGCTTCACATGGATTACCAAAAGATAAAGAAATTTTAGATATTGTTTTAGCAAAATCTGATTATCTTAAAGCAGAACCTTGGGATATGAGGATTGGCCCTTCATTATGGACAATATTATCAGAAAACTTTGAAGGTATTGATTTTAAAACAGTTCCTTATTTGTTTAAGAAAATATCAAGTCTTTCATGTAAGAACTTTAATAAGTTTATGCAAGAAGTATTAGCAAAAACAAAAACAGGAAAACGTTTGATGGGAAAATTGATTGAAAAATCAAAAACCGAAAAGGAATATAACAAGTTTTCTGATAAAATGTCAAAACTTCAAACAGATAAAAATGTTATTACAGATGAATATATTCATCCTGAAGAACTTTAACAAATAACATACTATTTATATAAAAATGTTTATTAATATGAACGTAGAAGAATTTTTATCAACAATGGATGCTTTAAGATTTGATACAAATCTTGATGAAACATGTCCAGAATTAAGAGGTATGGTGAGAAAAGCATACCCATATATAAGAAAAATATATAATATGATGAATGAATGTGGTATATTAGCAGAATCTGTTAATGAAGCACATGGTGTTAAAAAACATAATTCTCCAAAAGATACTTTATCAGCAATAAGAAAAGGTAATAGAGATGCTGAAAAGGAAATTTATGGTGATGGTTTTAAGTCAAAGAAAAAAATTCATAAAGTAAAATCAGATTATAATAGAAAAGACAATAAAATTGATGTTAATGATATTGACAAATTCCAAAACGAATCTGTTAATAAAATTACGTTTGATGATATTAACCATATCGTTTCCGAATGTGTTAAAAGACTTTTGGAAAAAACTAATGTTTAAAAAATTTTAATCATGGATAGAAGTAATTTAGTAGAAATAAAACGTGGGCAGACGGGAACAGGTTTATTAATTGAATCTGATGGTTATATTTCTCCTGAAGTTGGTAATAACAAACAACTTTTTGAATCATATAGAAAGTTAAATGAAAGTAACGAAGATGGACAATTCCATTGTCCATTTCCTTTCATTGTAGATGCTGTTTTCCAAAAATTTGGAATTGAAAACGCAAATGGAAGAATTTATCCAGAACATATTCTTAAAAGAGAAGTTGAAAAATATCAAAGAATGATTCAAGAAAGACGTGCTATTGGTGAACTTAATCACCCAGCAGAATCAGTAATTGACCTTTCACGTGTTGCTATGAATATTGTTGAACTTCATTGGGAAGGACACACACTTGTTGGTAAACTTGAAATATTGGTTTCTGAAGCATTTAGAAGATATGGTATAATTTGTTGTCAAGCAGATATGGCAGCACATCTTTTATTAAGAAATATTAAAATTGGTGTTTCTTCACGTGGTTTAGGTACAGTTACACAAAAAATGGGTGTTCTTTACGTTGCTGATGACTATGAAATTGTTTGTTGGGATGTAGTTAGTGACCCAAGTACCCCTGGTGCTTTTATTAGTAGTAATCGTGAAGATTTACAACAATATGTTGAATCTGATGAAACAAATAAAAATAAATCACCATTATTCGAAAAATTAGATAAATTTGGTGATTGGTTAAATGAATAACTATGCCAAAAAAATTAATCATAACAGAAAATCAATTTAAGCAATTATTACAAGAAGAACTTTGTATTTCCGAAATAGTTGCTAATACAACTATTTCTGTTTATAATATGATAGAAGAATCAGCAAAAACAAAAACAGATAAAGAAACAAATGAACATTTTTCTAAATGGAATTTTCCAGTAAATTTTGATTTTTTTGGTAGTAAAATTGATTGTTCCGTAACCTGTTATAATTATTTTTCTAAAGAATATTTTGAATATTCACAAATTACTTCAGATGGTTGGTCAGTATGTTTATCAAATAAACTTTTTTTCATGGGAATAACAGTACCTATGGTTTCAGGACAAATATCTAGACAAGAAGTCATGGATACAATACAACATGAACTCTCACATATTTATGAACAGAAAATGATGGGAAACGCATATTCTAATAATGATGCTTATTCTTTATTAAAAACAAATATGGGTTCTTTAAACGAACTTATAAGTAAAACGGCAAAATTAATTTATGGGTGTATAAAGTCTGAACAAAGTGGTTTTGTAAATGGTTTGTATGCTTATTTAATGTCACAACCAGAAATTTTTTCAATGGAAACACTTAAAAAAAGTGATTGTTGGAAATTATATGAGGATATGATTTCGATTTATAATCAATTTTCAGATAATCCAGAATTTCTTAAAGAATTGAAAAAATATAAAATGAATTTGACAAAAATAGAAAAATTAATTAACAATTTTATTAATAAAATAGGAAAGGTTGTTGTTAAAGTAAAACAGGATAAATTCAAAAAACAAGGATTTAGAGAAAAAATTTAATGTAAAAACGCATAAAATATTAAAAATTAATTAACAAAATTAAGTTTTTTGAAAATAACTTAATATTTATAATAAAAATAATAAGAATTAATGCTAATTTAACTATAAAATGAGCAAGAATAATAAAAATACTACATCTGAAGCACTTCTTGAAATGAATTCAATTAAAGATGCAATTAAAGAAGAAAGCAAGAACACATTAAGAGCAATGCTCGGAGATGTTGTTAAAGACGTTCTTCGTGAATCTATTGAAGACGAAAAAGAAGAAGATGATGAAGATGATTATGAAGTAGTTGAAGGAAGCACCGAAGATAAAGAGAATAATGAAGACACTGATTCCAAAGAATCAGGTGACGTTGATGAAGATGTTAATGATGACCAAATGTCACAGGAACAAGACCCAATGGCACAAGACGGAATGGAACAGGCTCAGGATGCTAACACTCAGGAAGCACCAGTGGATGGTGAAGGTGAAGAAGCACAAGATGATTGGTCAAATTATTCACAATATCAAACAGGTGATGAAAATACATACGACCTCACTGGCGAAGAAGACTATAATCAGATAGTAAAAGTTTACAAGTTAATGCAGGATAGTGACCAGGTTGTTGTAAAACAAGATGGTAATACAATTCAATTAACTGATGGTGGAACAGGTGCTGAATATGTAATTGACCTTGGCACTGAAGAAGATGATGAACCTTCTATGGAACAAGGTGAAGGTGAGGAAATGGAAATGTCAGAAGGTGTTATCAAAGAAAACGGTGAAGACATTGCTGGTTTTTCAGACGATGAGGATGATGATACTGAAGAAGACGATGAACCAAGATTTAATGAAAGTAAAAAAACTAGAAAAACTATGAAAGAAAACAAAGAATTAGTATTTGAAGTTGACCTTGGTTATACAGATAATTATCAGAGTAAAGACCCTATTCAAGGACTTAAAAACTCAGAACCATCAAAATCAGGTAAATCTTGGGAAAAAGGTGTACCAACAGGAACTGAAAAGCCTTGGGCTGGCAGCAGCAAAGATAAAGGTGAACCTTTTGAAAAAACTGTTAACGAAGGCGAAGTAGATGAATGTGGTGCTGCATGTGCTCCAAACGAAGAAACCGTTGATGAAGGTACTAACGTAGGTGGCGCAGTTCAGCAAAGAAGTAATTCTAAATCTCACATTCCTGACAACAGAAAAGAACATGGTCCAAAAGTAAAACGTCATGTTTCTGCTGGTGGTAATTACGAAGAAGTTGTTGAATCTTACAAGAAAGAAATTGCAAAACTTAAGAAAATCAACGAAGCATACAAGAAAGAAAATGCTAAACTTAAAGAATGCGCAAGAGAACTCGGTAAGAACATTCAAGAATCTTACGTTGTAAACACAAACCTTGCAAAAATTACCAGACTCTTTACTGAAAACGCTGTTAGTCAGAAAGAAAGAGTTGACATTGTTAATAGATTTGCAAATGAAGCAAAAACTGTTGAACAGTCAAAAGCACTTTACGAATCAATCAACAATGAACTTAAGAAAAACGGTAACAAGAAACTTACAGTAGAAAATGCTGCTCCAATGACAGCAGAACCTAACAAACAACTTAACGAAGTTAAACAAAGTAAAGGACTTCTTGATACCTTAGACCTCATTAAAAGAATGGGTAATTTATAATCAAAAAACAAACGAAAAAAATTAAAATAATTAAAAATATTAAAAATTAATAAAAATGGTTAGTGATTTTTTAAAATCTGGTCAAGTAGGTACAATTGAACTTAATGAACAGAGAAGAATTAGAAAACAAATTAATGAAAGATGGGACTCTCTCGGAATGACTGACGGTCTTGTTGGTGTAGTTAAAGAAAATATCGCAACTCTTTTTGAAAACCAGGCAAAAGCTATGCTTCAGGAAGCAACTGATTCTAACAACAGTGGTAGCTTCGAAACTGTAGTTTTCCCTATCATTCGTAGAGTATTCAGCAAACTCCTTGCTAACGATATCGTTTCTGTACAGGCTATGAACCTTCCAATCGGTAAACTCTTCTTCCTTCTCCCTGTTACTTCAGAAAGAGAATGGTCTTC